CTAAAAGTACCGCCGCTGTATTCGCCGTAGACGCGGGGTGCGAGACCCTGATAGTCGCCGAAAGTTGTTACCAGTGGCGCAAGTACGTTGCCTTCCTGCGCGGTCATCAGCGCAAGCTCGTAAACGTTTGCGACCAAAGTTTTGATGTCTTCATAAGTTGATGCAGCCATAATGTATTACTCCTTACAAGGGGTTGTCTGGACCCCAGTTAATTCCGCCGCCCTTCCAGATGTCAACTTCACCACCGGTGAGCCGCGTTAGCTTTTGTGCACGCGTTTCCTCTTTCGAGGCTTGCTCACCTGGATTCGTTGCGCCCGTATTCGGTGCGGCTTTTTGTTTGGGCAGCGCTTCGAGAATTGCCTTCGCGTCCTCTTCCATTTCTTCGAGCGTCTCGCCTTTCAGTCTGTCAGATAACGCGGCAGGCAAGCCTAACTTTGCTGCCACCTCAATTTGCATTGTGCGTACGGTCTTTGCTGTTAGTTCACTCTGCAACTTGTCGAGTTCTGCCTTCAAGCGTTCTGACTCTGTCATTTCCGCCTGCTTGCGTTCCTCTTCCAATTTCTTGTAGCGTTCTAATTCAGCTACCGCTTTCTTTGCCTGTTTCAATTCGTCTCGCTGCTTGCGAATGAGATCCATCGCACGCGCCTTGTCAAATTCTTCAGGCTGTTCGTCAACCTCAGTCGTGGTGTCCTGCACCTCAACATCAACCATCTCGGTTTTAGGGTCTTCGTTAGTCATCTTGATTGCCTCCGATTAATTCCGCTCTCGCGGTTCATTTATTACGAATTGGCGGCTCTGCGCCTAATAATTCCCATAACGGCACACGCGCGTTCATGTCACCATAAACATCATCATGTCTGTGCCCTGATAACTCGTCAAACTTGAACGCCCCGCCCTTCCAGGCGTCCCAAGTTTGCGCACCCATCATCTCTTTCTGCTGTGCCTCTGATAACGTGCTAAACCATTCTTCGCCGGTCTGCTCTGGCTCGCTCCAAATCTTGACGTGTGGGATTGCAACACACCGGCAGTTGTAATGACCGTTCAACCGCTCCGTATTTGGGAACACTTTGCCGTGATTCACAAGGCAAGCCATACAGGTTGACGCGTCTTTCGAACTCCACCACGTCCAGCCGTCCACCACGTCTTCGTTTGCGATGAATTGCGCCCTGCTTGCCTCACGGTGTGCGTACATCATCGAGGTTCGTGTCATCCGCATTGCGTCCGTCAATCCACCGCCCATAATGCGCTCAAATGTCTTGGCGACTTTGGTAGGGTTGTAGCCAAACGCAACCCCTTCTGTCAGCGCGTCTGCAAGCCTTGACGTGTGCTCTGAGCTGAACATACTCAACCGTTTCCATAGCGGCGAATCTTCCCGCAAGTAGCCCAGCATGTTGATCACCGCGTCTGTCGAGATTGTTTGTGGCATCGCTAATCCGAAGTTGGCAAGGTACGCGTTTGTCTGCTTGAGTGCCAGTTCCGCAGCCGCTCTTGTTTCAGCACGGATCTCAATCTCGACATACGCCTGATACTTAGCCAGTTCTTCCTCAACCGACTTCAATAACGACTTGTATTGCGCTAACCTGTGAACCTGCCCGGTGGTCGGCTCATCCAGTTTGCTCATTGCCAGAATCAGCGAGTCCATCTTCGGCAATAAGCGCGTGTACAATTCGCGGTACGTCTTGACGAGCCGTGAGAGAGCCGCCGCGTCCTGCCGATCAATGGCTTTCTTGAACGCAATCGCAAGTTCAGTCGCTGTTGGCATGGTTATCCTTCCCCCTGCCCAAACGCTCTGAGTAACGCAGCGCCGATGTTGTCGCTGGCTTGCGCCTCGTCTGCAATACGCGCTTCCTCGTCTTCCCACGTATAGCCGCGCAAACCGCTTGCCGTCTGCTTAGAAACGAGCCCTAATTCGAGGTCCGTTCGGATTGCTTGACTTACTTCAGCCTCGTTCACTGGCATAACTTCTTCCCAAACCACTTTGCCGCCATCGGTATCAGGCGCGCCTGCCAACGCCAACAAGCGGTGGTTGATCTCGACTATCGCTTCACCATAAAGCCCGCGTTTCTCTTCCAGTTTGCTCAGTGCGTCCTGATATAGCACGCGCAAGCCAAAGTTCGTTAAATTGCCTAATTTGTCCGCCATAGATTCAATGTCAACCGCTCTGCTCACGTCGAATAACGCTTGTCTCAAATAGCGGATGAAGTTCAGTGACGAGTTGAGGTCGCTCTGCATTTCGAGGTTCTGAATGAGCGCGTTAGGGTCGGAAGTCGTAACCATCTCGTCAACGCCCCACGCTATCTTGCCGGAGTTCTGGAACCCACGTGCCCAAGTCTTCGGATAAGCGTGATACTTGATGATCTTCGCGGTGTTACTGGAAACGAAGTTGATCTTGTCCTGCAGGTCAATCAGGTCGGCGGTTATGTCCGGTCTGCCATACACGCTCCCCACGTCCGGCAAGTTGTGCCAGTGCACAATCGGCGCAAAGTCGTACTCCCACACCTGCTGATTCGTGACCTCCCACCGTGCGCCGTTCACGCTCACAGAGTCGGTGATAGTCCAATAGCCGGTTTCAACGTCGTGCTCCGTGACCTGTTTGATGGTCTTATCCTTGCCAGTCACAGGGTCGGTGATCGTGTAAGCGATGGTATAGCGGATGATGGTGTCAATGTCTTCCGGCAGCGCGTCCATCGTGACGGTTGAAGGGTCTAACACAACCAATCGCGGAACGAGTTTGCCGTCTCTATTCACCGCGCCATCTGGTAGTATCTTGACATAGCATGTACCAGTTTCAGCCCCATAGACCGCCGCGCGTTTCAGCAGTTGCATCTTGCGGTTAGCATTCCAAACCTCGTCAATGTATTGTTGCACCGGCGCGTCTGATTCACCAGGAAGATCGAATTGCGGCTCTTTGCCAAACAGCATCGCAACCGAGCGGTCAACCAGTAAGCCAATGAAATTCACAACGATGGCATCATCGGCGGTCTTGATCGGTGCTTTGTGAATACCGCGTCTATAATTGCGGCTCACGCTGGCTACAGTCGCTCTTTGTACAGCCTCACGCCCTAACAGCGGCTCAAGCAACCAGTTCCGAAAATTTTCCATTATACCCATAACGCCTCGCTTTTAGTACTCATAAAATGGATTCTTGATAACTTGCACGCGTTCCTGCATTCCACTCCACGCAATAGCCAAACTCATCACACAGTCGTCGTGCATTCCACCAGGCGCGCTGTAACTGAATGACCCGCTTGCATTGCGCTTGCTCTCAAATGACAGCAGTTCACCCACTAGCACCGGATCATTCAACACACGAATCAGCCCATTTTCAAAGGCTGATTGCAGGTTTTGAATAATTGCCTGCTTTGTCGCTGAAGTCGTGGTAAACGGCACGATATTGAGTCCGCGCGTCACCAGTTCGTCAATCACCGGTCTGCCTATCGAGTTGGATTCCACGACCATCGAGGTCAGGTGATAGCGGTGGTAGACACTTTCCAGCCGATCAATCAGCACCGGATAATCCACACGGTTGAACCTGTCGAGGTAGACCATCTCTTTACTTTCAACATCCAGCACGCTCACGACCGTATAATCCACACTCGCCGCCACATCCACGCCGGCAACGTATTGTCTGCCTGCTTGCGGCTCTTGCGGAGTAAGTATCGCGGCTTCTTGCACCCTACGAAACACGCCGCCCTGGTCATCCACGAACTCCGCCAGGTATTCTTGCCGATAGATAATCTCAGGTAAATCCCGCCGCGCCGCTTCGACTTCGCTTGCCGCAATGTACGGATTCGATGAAGTCGGGAATGTCCACGATTGCCAGCCCTCTTCACCATTGATGCCGCGCTGGTAGTTTTCCCAGAACCAGTTACGCCCTTTCGGAGTAGAAATAAATAACGCCCTGCCAAGCCGGTCTGATAGCGAAGGTCTGATCGCCTCCGTCCACGCCTCTTTTTGCATAAACGCGCATTCATCCATTACTACAAAGTCCAACCCTTCACCGCGTAAGCTGTCTGGATTATCCGCCGATCTGATTGCCACAAGCCCGCCGCCAGGCAATATAACCATTCGGTCTGCAAGGCGGATCTCCGCATTCGGTATCTTGCGCACAATTTGCCGCAAAGGTCTCCAGCCAACTTCACTGGTCTTGTAACTTGGACTTACCCACCACGCGCGCCCGCCTTGCGCTGCCACATCCAAGCATTCATTCACACCCAAGCGCGTCTTGCCCCACCTGCGCCCAGCACTCAGCACCTTGAAGCGCGCATCTGAATTATGCACCTCAAGTTGCCCTGCATGCGGTTTAGCGTTAATCTTGGTTGTTATCAATGCTATCCCAATCTACAATAATCGCCCCGCCATCCGCCCCCGTCACTTCCTGCCGCTCAACGTAGCCGCGATGCTTGCCGATGGTCTTGAGCGTGAACTGGATTGCCCAGGGTTCACCGTTTGTTAGTGCG